TGCCATCTCGATCTCCCAGTAAAGATAGACGGAGAATATAGATGGGTAACCCTTGTACCCAGTAGAGGAATGAAACGATTAGAGGTGATAGAATGAAACCAAAATTATTGTATTATTTGTTTGACGGTAAAAGATTTGAAAGTGGTAAGCGTTTTGGAATGTATAAATTTACTGCCACCAAATGGCGTATCATGTATGACCTCGAATAGGAATTAAAATGAGTCTTGACGTTGATTTGATGGTGGTTCAGCCAGTATCGGTTTACTCCAGGAATATAACTCATAATCTGGGTAAGATGGCGTATGCGGTTAAGTTAGATTTAGATGAGGTAGATCTAACACTTTATGATATTCTATGGCGACCAGATGAGCATGGGTTCAAGTATGCCAAAGATATTGCCGACCTACTAGATATTGGTTGGAATATTCTTTTGTCTGAGCCTGACTATTTTGAGACGTATAATCCTCCCAATGGTTGGGGTAGTTACGAGGGATTATGCGATTTTGTGTATGAGTATCGTAATGCATGTTGGGATAATCCCGAATCAGAATTAAGGATAAGCAGATGATTGGTTTACAAATTGATATGGAAACAGCAAATAACATTACTCGGTTGACGCTGACCGACTATCGAGATATGTTGCAAAATGATCTGGATAAGTGGGAAGCGAATCCTCACGATGAGGTTGATAATCCAGATGGTTTTTGGATGCATCCTAATGATGTTGTTCATTCTGGAAAACAAATTAAACGAATTAACAAAGTACTAAATGACTTTGGAGGAGAATTATATGGCGAACGTGAAGCAAGGGAATTTAGCACGTCCCCCTCAATGGTGGAAGCATCTAAGGGATTGGAAGCGTATTTTCTGGAAATCCGAAAGAGCGCAGCAAAAGAAAGCGATTAAGAATGAGTTATAGTAGGTGGAGTAATAGTCGTTGGTATGTCTTTTGGGATTCTGCCACTTCAGGGGATCTCAAGGAAAACCAGCACCTTGCTTGTTGGTATGATATGAGTGATGAACATATGATCTCTTGGTCGTATACTCAGGTAGATGAACTCTTGCAAAGAAACCCAGATGTAATTATTAAACATCTTGAGATGAAATATGGATGTTCTCCAGATGAAGCCAATGAGTTGCAAGAGTATATGCAAGAATGGCGCACTCATGTTAAGTGTAAATTTACTTGACTTTAATTGAGGATTGAGGTATAATAGTTTTATGAGATATTTACTTATTACACTACTTCTTGCAGGATGCAGTACTACGCATATCGTTGAGATGAAGAATGTCCATGTGGATAATTCTGCAACAAATAATTTTATTGGCAATCCTTGTGTATTCTATGTCAATGAATATTGTTTCACGAAGAAACCTACTCCACGCAATCCAGACAATCCATTAAAAAATGACAGACGATGAGGTATTAGAATTTTATGATGAACTGGTTGAACACTTTGGTGATACTCTTGCCAACTTCGAACATCATCCAAAACAGTTTGCGCAGCAGGTAAAATTATATCGATATTACAAAGAGCAAAATGAAAGAACACGAAATCAATCATCTGAATAATTTTATTAAAGGATGGTATATTGATACTTCTATTTGTGATTACTTACTGGACTTATATTGGAAACCAACCACTATCAAAAGTCCAGGGTGTTCTGTAGATCCAGAAAATCCAACACCTCATATAAAGGATTCTATTGATGCATGTATACCACCAGATGTTCGTGTAATACAACCATATTTAAATTATCTAAAAACATGTTTGGATGAGTATAATAAAATTTATCCTTTTTCTTCTGGACGGAAAGGTCATTCTGTAAAAGAATTCATTAATATTCAACATTACAAAGTTGGTGGTGGTTTTAAAACATGGCACTGTGAGCGTGCATCTGGTGATGATATCATACGAGATCGTCATTTAGTTTTTATGACATATCTCAATGATGTAGAAGATGGTGGTACTGAATTTTTTCATCAGAAAACAATTGTTAAGGCTGAAAAAGGATTAACATTAATTTGGCCAGCAGACTGGACTTATACTCATAAAGGTCAAATATCATATACAAAAGAAAAAACCATAATAACTGGTTGGTTAAGTCATAATTGAAAGTAACACATGAAAATGAAAATTGCAATTTGCTCGGACGTCCATCTTGAATTTGGACAACTTGTTTTAGAGAACACTCAGAATGCTGAAGTTCTTGTTTTGTCTGGTGATATTTGTACTGCTGTTGATCTTCGTGTCACCGATAGTATTTTATCTTCTGCTAAAACTGATCGTTATCTTGAGTTTTTTGATAATTGTTCTCGCAACTTCCCTCATGTGGTTTACATTATGGGTAATCATGAGCATTATCATGGCGATTATGCTACTTCTATCGGTTATCTAAAGGATGCGCTAAAGCCATGGGAAAACATCCACGTCCTTGACAAAGAAGTTTGGGAACTAGATGACCATGTGTTTATTGGTGGGACTTTGTGGACTGATATGAATGGTGAAGACGAGATGACTATGAGTCACGTTTCTCGTCGCATGAATGATTTTCAAATCTGTGATAATAGCAATGAGATGGTTACCTACAGAGTATTTGATACTGAAGAAGATCATAAGAAGGTTAGATTCACAACTCGTCCAGCAACTTTGTCTCCACGAGATGTTGTTAAAGACCACAAAGCCATGCTGAAGTTTATTGAAGAAACGTACGATAGTGTTCCTCCATGGAAGACTGTTGTTGTTTGTACACATCATGCCCCAAGCAAAGGTTCTGAGCATCTACGTTACAAGCGTGATCAATTAATGAATGGTGCTTATAACTCCAATCTTGATCAATTTATTCTTGATCGTCGCGCAATCAAATTATGGACTCATGGTCATACTCATGAAGACTTTGATTATATGATTGGTTCTACTCGAGTTGTTTGTAATCCTCGTGGTTATATTAATTACGAAGATCGAGCAGATCGCTTTGAATTAAAGGTAGTCGAAGTATGAGTGATTACAGACCAGATAAATGGGTAGTCGTTAAGATTGGCGAGGAAAATCTTTATAAAGTTTTCGCTTGCTGGTATGGTGGTTATGCTGGCTCTGATTCATGGAAATTAAATAGTGGTATTACCAAGGCTACTCTTGAAGGAAATGTATATTCCTTTGAGGGTAGTTCTGGTTCAGTCTATGAATGTCATAAAGATGTTTATGGAACAAATATGTATGGTCATGGTGTTCTTAATAATATAATTGAGAAAGCCAACCAGAACGACATTACTATTGAGATTATGCCAGAAGATACAAACTGGTTGGAGATAAACTATGAGTAACAAATGGACAATTACATTAGAAGAGGATCCTGAAACTGGAGATCTAATCATGCCGTTTACGCCTGATATGTTACGTCAGGTTGGATGGGATATTGGTGATACTTTGATTTGGGAAAATTTACACAATGGCTCTTGGTCATTAACAAAGAAGGAAGATGAAAATGCCAAAATTCACACTGATAGCTGAACACACTGATAATTGGGGTGGTACGCTTAGCAAAACTACTCATGAATTTGAAGTTGAGTTTATTGATGATGTTCTTGATAACGTGGATTTATTTTTGCGTGGAACAGGGTTCAATCCAACTGGTCAGTTAGAATATATTGAAGAAACATTTGATACTGATAATTTAATGGATTATGGTGATGGTCATGATGGTATGGGTTCAACTTTAGACGACTACCCAGAACTGAAAGAACAACATTCTGAATTTTATTTTGATACAGGAAGAAACAAATGAGCAAAGTGTTCACTGATGTAGAAGTTTTTCTCCGTGCAGTTGGTCAAACCTCTGGTAAAAACAATCCAGAACAAGCAGCACTTTACCATAACCTCATTGTTGAAGAATATTCAGAGTATATTGCTGCAAGAAACGCAAATGATGACGCTGAAATCCTTGATGCATGCTTTGATATGATTTGGGTTATCGTTGGATACATGAAATCTCGTGGTTGGGACTGTGGAAATGCGTGGGATGAGGGTGCAAAATCAAATTTAACCAAGATTGACCCACTCACAGGGTTTGTAAGACGTCGTGAGGACGGCAAAATCCTTAAACCAGAGGGTTGGCAACCACCTAATTTTGAAAAATTCGTGAAATAACTTGACTTTTAATTGAAAAACAG